GGAGCTGGTCAGCACGAGCACCTATTCCGCCTACACCGCCACCCCGATCACCGGCACGGTCGGCTCGAACAACGTGATCGCCGCGACGGTGGCTGCCGCGCCCGTGGTTGGTGCCTTCACGATCCCGGCGGGCTGGTATCTGCGCGAGGAACGCTATTACGAAGTTCCCAATACCAACTCGGGTGGCGAATAATCGGTTGACCTGTTGAACGCCTGAACGCCCGCCCCCGCAAACCTGCGGGGGCGTTTGCTTCGGCCCCCTCGCGCATGATCGCACGGCACGCGATCATCAACGGGAGGGGCGGATGCCCAACTATCTTCACGGGATCGAGGTCGTCGAGATCGACGACGGGATCCGCCCCATCCAGACCGTCCGGTCTTCGATCATCGGCCTGATCGGCGGGGCTGCCTCCGCAGACGCCGCCAAATTCCCCCTCGACACCCCCGTCCTTGTGACCGGGCCGCGGCAGGCCGCCGCGCTCGGTGCCGATGGCACGCTGCTCGACGCTTACCGCGCGATCTATGCCCAAGGCGCGGCCGTGGTCGTGGTGGTGCGCATTGACGACACCACCGACGCGCTGGCCGCTGCCGTCGGCGACCCGATCGCCTTCACCGGCATCAACGCCTTTCTGCGTGCCCAGGCGCTGACCGGCGTGGCGCCGCGCATCCTCGTCGCCCCCGGCCTGACCGGCACGCGGCCCGCCGCCAGCGCCAACCCGCTGGTGACCGCCGCGCTGCCGGTGCTGCAGCGCCTGCGCGCGATCATCGTCGCCGACGGCCCGAACACCGACACCGCCGATGCGCTGATCTATGCCGCCGACTGGGGGGGCACGGACCGCGTCTATGTCGTCGACCCTGCGGTGCGGGTTTACGATCCGGTCGCCGCGGCGTTGGTGACCCGCCCGGCCTCGGGCTATGCCGCCGGGCTGATCGCGGCGACCGACATCAAACACGGCGTCTGGTGGTCGCCGTCCAATCAGGTGGTGGCCGGCGTCTCAGGCACGGCGCGGCCCATCGGATACGTGCAGTCGGCCAGCGAAAGCGAGCACAATCTGTTGAACGAAGCCAAGGTGGCGACCTTCATCCAGCCGAGCAGCTGGCGCCTCTTTGGCAACCGCGTGACGGCGACCGACACGCTGTGGACGTTCCTGAGCGTCAGGCGCACCGCCGACATTATCTATGACAGCATCGACGCCGCGCTGCTCTGGGCGCTCGACCGCCCGGCGACGCCGCAGCTGGTCGTGGACGTGCGCGACACGGTGCAGACCTATCTCGACAATCTGGTCGGCATCGGCGCCCTGCTTGGCGGCCGCGTCTGGTTCGACCCTGAGCTGAACCCCGTCACCGCGCTGCAATCTGGACAGCTGACGCTCGATTTCGACATCGAGCCGCCCGCCCCGATTGAGCGCATCACGTTCCGCGCGCATCGCAACGGCGACTATTACGAAACGCTGGCGCTGGCGCTCAGCGACACCTCGGTCTGAGGAGGCCCGCATGTATCCGCGCAAGATCAAGAATTTCAACACCTTCTTGGATGGCCTCAGCTATTTCGGGCTGTGCGTGAAGGCGACCATGCCCGACATGGCGGTCCAGACGTCCGACTATCGCGGCGGCGGCATGGACGCCCCCGTCGCAATCGACATGGGCATGGAAGGGATGTCGGCCGAGCTGACCATGGCCGAATTTCGCCCCGAGCTGATGGTGATGCTCGGCACGCGCCAGCTGATCGTGCTGCGCGCCGCCGCCCAGGCCGAGGCCGACGTAACCGATGCCGACGCGCTGATCTTCACCTTGCGCGGCCGGATCATCAAATCGGCCGCATCCGAGTTCGGCGCCGGGGATGACGTCACCCACGCCCTGACCATGGCCGTCGATCGCTACAAGGTCGAGATCGCCGGAACCGTCGTCGTCGACATCGATGTCGAGGCTGGCAAGCGCGTGATCGGCGGCGTCGATCAGACCGCCGCCGCCCGCCGGGCCATGGGCCTGTGAACATGAAGGATCCGAACATGACCGCCAGCGACAATACCGTCCCGCTGACCAAGCCCATCGACCTGAATGGCGCGAAAATCGCCGCGCTGCACCTGCGCGAGCCCGCCACCGGCGAGCTGCGCGGCACCCAACTGTCGCAGCTGCTGGCCGGGGATCAGGTCTCGGTCGCCCGCGTCCTCAGCCGCATCTGCACCCCGGCGATGACCGAGGCGCAGATCTCCACGCTGCTTTGCGTGCGCGACTTCACCGCTGCTTACGCCAAGCTCGCGGGTTTTTTCGTCGGGGACGAACCGGCGGAAATCTGACCCTGCCGGACCGCATCGAGGACGCCATGGCCGACATCGCCTCGGTCTGGCCGTGGCAACCTTCGGAGCTGTGCGCGATGTCCCTGCCTGAGCTGTCGGAGTGGCGCGAGCGCGCACGTCTGCGCACCGAGGCCATGAACAAACGGAGCTGATCCCCGCGTGGCCAATCTCAACGTCTCCATGATCCTGCGTCTGGTGGACCGGGCCACCGGCCCGATCAAGGGCGTGGTCCGGCAGATCGGCGCGCTCGGCAAGGCCGCGGGGCAGGCCGATATGGGTCTCTTGGCACAGCGTGCTGGCAGCCTGCGCGACGCGCAGCGCGGTGCGGCGCTGGAGGCGGCGGCCATGGCCTACGCCCTGGCCAAGTCCCTGCAACCCGCCATCGCGTTCGAGAGCGCGATGGGCGACATCAAGAAGGTCATCGACTTTGATGGCGCGGATGGGCTGAAGCTGATGGGCGACGACATCCGCGCCCTGACCCGCGAGATCCCCCTCGCCGCCACGGAACTTGCGTCCATCGTCGCCGCCGCCGGGCAGGCGAACATGGTCGATGCGATGCTGCCCGATGATGAAAAGCGCCGGCAGCTGAGGGCGTTCACCCAGGACGCCGCGCGCATGGCGGTCGCCTTCGACATCGGTGCCCGCGAGGCCGGCGACAGCATGGCCGGGCTGCGCACCATCCTCCGCCTGGACCAGACGGAGGTCGTGGGCCTCGCCGATGCTGTCAACTTTCTCGGCAACAAGATGAACCTCGCATCGAAAGACCTGGTGGACGTGCTGGTGCGCAGCGGCGGCGTGGCAGACACGTTCGGGCTGTCCGCCCAACAAGCGGCGGCGCTTGGCGGCTCGCTGCTGGCGCTCAAGATGCCGCCCCAGATCGCGGCGGATGCGATGAAAATCATGCTGCTCAAGCTCGCCACCGCAGAATCTGGCACTGACGCGTTCCAAAAGGCGCTCGGCAAGACCGGACTGTCGGTCGAAGAGTTCGCCGGCAAGATGAAGGATGACGCCCAAGGCGCGCTGCTGGAGTTTCTGGAGCTGGTGTCGAAACGCGGCGACAAGCTGGCGATTATCTCCGACATGTTCGGGACCGACAATGCCGCGAAGATCGTCACGCTGGTCAACAATCTCGGCCAATATCGCAACGCGCTCGGCTATGTCGCCGATGAAAGCAGTTACGCCGGCAGCATGACCGCCGAGTTCGCCATCAAGGCCGCGGAGACCAGCAACAAGCTGGCCCTCATGCGCAACGGTTTCATGGATGTGGCCATCGTCGCCGGCGGCCTCATGCTGCCGGCGCTGAAAGACGCCTTGGACGTGCTGACGCCGATGATCGAGCAAGCCGCCGCCTGGGCCGAGGCAAACCCCGAGCTGGTCAAAACCATCGCCCTGATCGCCGCCACTCTGGTGGGCGCGAAGCTTCTGCTCGCCGCGGTCATCTGGCTGTTCGGCAGCTTCTTTGTGGTCGCGTTGCGCGCAGCTCAGGCGTTCAAATGGATTGCCTCGATTGTCGGCGTCGCTGCGGGAACCATCGCGTCGGCTGTCCTGGTCGGGGTGACGATCGGTGCCGTGCTCTATTCTAGTTGGGAAGGCCTGCGCGATTTCTGCCGCACAATCTGGAGCGATATCGGCACGATCATCGGCGCGGCGGCCGCGGTGGTGGTGGCCCTGATCGACGGTGATTTCACAAAGGCCGGAGAGGCCCTTAAACGGCTGTTTAAAGGCATCGGCGAATTCATCGATGACATGTTCCTTGGCCTGTTCTCGCGCATACGCCGCGGCATCGCGGCGCTGGTCGACGCCATGCCTTCGCTGCCGCCCCTGTTTTACAGCGGCGCGGCGAAAGGCTCTGGAGCGACCCCTCCATTGGCCGGGGCCGGGCGGCTAGAGACCATGTTTGGTGGGGGCGCGATCACCAGCTCCGACGTGCTGATTGACCGCCGCCCGCCGTTGGCACCCCCGAGCGCGGGATCAGGCGCC